TCATTAAGGAACTCAACAACTATACCAAACATTCCCTTGAGACTGTCTATTCTGCTTTGGCAGATGGCACTTTCGATGATTTGATGGATAGTGACTTGACTCCCGCCGAGCGTCTTGAAAATTGGAAAGCACAGCAACCAGGAACCGAACTTGATCCGTATGAACCAAATATGGGTCGAAAAGCTATTGAATTTGAAAAAGATCTGAATGAACTTATGGAGCGTTATGATGGAACTCAAGCTCCCACTGAAGAATATTATGAAACTCTGCACGCATATATGCGAGAAATGCAGAGAGGAGTATTTGATGGGGAATTGGGCTATGATAGATTGCTTGAGAAATACAGTACGTCGTTGAACGATTTGCTGCAACGTGTTGCAGCGGAGCGGACAACATTTACGGATGGTATTGATCAGAGCACTGTCATGGGACAGTTATATGCGTTGTATCTCAAGAAAATGTTACCAGCTCAAATAAAACCAGAGCAATGTAACATTGAAGACAAGAATATTGTAAATTATTTTGTTAGTCAAGAACAGATCCATCTGAATTCAGTAGTTTTCCCAAATGTTATTGAGACCTCATTGAATGAACATGATGAAAGCAAGGGTGAAAGCACGCTCTACAGCAAGCTTGTGAACAAGTTTAAGACTTGGTTCGCATCTTATGGAGCTTTTCAGAACCCCCTTCTTCATGTTTATGCAATTTGGACTCATAATTGGAATACCCATCGAGTACCACCTAACATCTCAATCGCTGCTGCAGCACGTGCTTTCAAAGGCATGTATTACGGCAAGAATCTCAATAAATTGGAATTCAAGTGTGCAACTCTCGTAGACTTTTACTGCGAACATGGAGTTGCTGCCTTTATGGACGTTTACTCAAAAATCAATAGACGTGCAGCTGTGCGCCTTGCGAAAATCTTTAATCAAGTGAATGCTCAGTGCGGGATTAGCGGATGCGTCCGCAACCCTGTAGAGTGTTTCAAGTTTGGCATGGAAATTGCCATTCGGTCGGGCATCCTCATACAGCATGAGGTGGATGAGTTAAATCAGACGCCACAGCTGTATGATGAGCTTGATGAAGAAATGATTCAAGTTTTTCGTGGAGACACCTTCTGGGAGAAATTTCGATTTGCATGGTTCGACGGAGCTTTTAAGCTCGCCGAATGGTTTGCAGACAAACCTTTTCTCATGAAAGCTGTTACTGTTCTTTCCGTTCTTGCGACTTTTACTTTCACTACTATCTTCACTACTTTTGTCAATTCTTTTGTTTCTCATTTATGGGATGTCATCAAAGGCATGTTTTCTTCTCCTCACCCCTCAGTAACAGCTGAGGGTCCACTTTTGGACTATCTTAATGTTTTCAAGAAGTCCAAGATTGATAATAAATTATGCCCCTACTGTCCGAAAGACACTTCGTATTCAACCGAAGGTATCAAGGACATGTATAAACATCATTTTACTCAGGCTGGTTTTTTGAACCGTTTTCTTTATTATTCTGTTCGTAGGTTAATTTTTAATGCTGAATTGGAGACTGTCAAGACATTCGACAAGTATCGTAATATCATTGATGGAAAGTTGGGTGAAGGAGCCTTTCATGCTATGTTGCATGGAGGACTTGATAATCACCCATTTTTCCAAGCATCCACCTTTACTTCTGATGAGTGCAAACTCTATCAACAGAGGTTGGATGCAGAATCTTTCACAAACAAGGATGCCAAAGCCAAGGCTTTAAACATCGAAAGTTTCACAACTAAAGATGCGAAAGCCAAGGCTGTCACAATCGAAAGCGTCACAACCCGTGATGCTAAGCAGAAGCAAGTTGCCATTGAATCTCTCACTCCTGAAGGAAACCCGCTGGCGAGTAATTATTTCGAAGCAATGAAACAAATTTACTCGGATGCCACCGTAGTGCCTGAAGGATTGTTGGATAACAATGCGTGGGAAATTATTTCCAAGCGTGT